TTAGTCTAATTCAATTAATCGGTGTAGTTCGCCATTTACAAACCACATTTCACATGTTACGTTATCGCCATCTTTCAAAGTGGCCATATACAGCCCCTCTTTGTTTGGTTGAATATCTTCTGCGAATTGATGTGTTTTTCCGTTAAATGTAAATACTTGTGCCATTGTGTTATTCCTTTCAGTTATAAAGTAATGCTTTCCAACTGTCAATTAACAGTTGATTGTTGCAATCCGTGCAACTCGGAGATAATTTAGATCACCATTCCTTTACTGTGTAAAGTGCGCTAGCGCCCTCTAAATGTTGTCCATTGAAATGTGTTAACACTTCAAACTTACCTGCTTGATAGCCTATAGTTTCATAGGCTTTATTATCTATCAAAGTAACACCAGCTTTTATCTTATGTACTTTGTTTAGATTGATTTTGTACACATCGACTTTCTGTTCATCGGTGTTAGCAACTACTGCGGTTCTATCAGATTTTTCAGTAACAGCTTTAGGTACATTAGGGTTGCTATGTGAAATATCCTGTTTCACCTGTTCTGCTGCAACTTCAACTGTCGGTGCTTGCGTGTAGTATGTCGCTATAGGTTGAGTTCTTTCTTTTTTAGAAATTACTTCATGTGCTTCCTGTTCGGTAACATGAATTGCTTTTGACAATTCTTGAGGTGATTTCGCTTGCTCTTGTGTGATTACAACAGGCTTTTCTAATTCTTTTTGTTTGTAATGATATATCAGCACACCTACAATAGCGATAAAAACGCATAGGGCAATCGCTACGGCTATTTTGTAGTGTTCCTTGATAGTTTGTACCAACTTACTAATTAACATAGCTTATACCTCGTTTAATTCATTTTGTAGCATTTCCAACGCTCTAAATTTTTCATCGGCGAAACGTTCATTTAAGTTATCACGTAATGCACTGTTGTTCCATTCTGTACTCATACATACATCATAGATACAAGCGATGATGTCATAGTCAAAGCGTTTATCATCAACGTAGGATAGATTAGGCAATTCTAAATTCAAAGCCTTTTCCATTAACTTCAATGCATCGTTGAACATATCAATGATATTACCTACACCATATTGCACTGTTCTACTCCATATCACATCTTTCAATGTGTCGGAGTGTTTATCCACATGGAACAGGTTATCTTGTAACAATTTACACGCTACATCATAGTATTTAGCCTTGATGTAGTCATGTTGCATTTGTGCAAATCCTTGTATATCAATAGCACCGAGTTCTTTCCATTGGTCAATAAACTCATCACTATTGATTTCGCCACTATTTACCAATGCTCTTGCGTAGTCGGTGTAGTACCCACCTTGTCGCAAGCCCCAACCTAGAAATTCATCAACGCTACCGCAATTACTAGCTAATTGATATGTGCCATAAGAAATACCGCCTGCATCATTAACCCCACTCGATACACAAGCAGGGTCTCCATTACTTTCATATACTGCACTCAAACTCCCTAATTCGTTCATTTCTCCAACTCCTTTTTTTCGTCAACACTACCCCCATTATTCATGTATTGGGAACGCTTAACACTACCATTAGCACCAATATAACCGCCTAGCACACCAACTATCACACTTGCCAAATCCTTTTGTTCAAGGTAAATAGTCATGATTAGTGCAGCGGATAATGCTATCAATGTTACGGTGTCCTCATAGTTAATCTTCATTTAATCGCTTCCTTTACCGATTTAACGAAATCAATCACTTGTTTAAATAGTCCTATCGCACGTTTGAACCACCTCGTTTCTACTAATTCGAGTTCTATCATGTTTTCTACACACGATGCTAATTCGATAAATATAGGTATCAAATACAGCAATGTACATAGGAATACATCCACACGGCCCAATACAGGTACTACCACATCAGGCAATGTTAATAGAATAAACGCTAATAAAAAAAGCCACGGATAGGATTTGACTAATTTCTTAGTCATATCCGCTCGTAGCTTGCCAGATACTAAAAATCGTTTAGGCTTTCCATCAACCTTTACTACCGCCCAACCTCTCCATAGGATAGCTAGTATAGTATTTTGGATTGTTACTTCTCTATTTGTCGCTAGGTTGTAATTCCTTGCTTCCACTAATACTCGTAAAACTGTATCTATAAACACAAGAATAACTGTTGTGAATATAGCCAATGATATGCGTACCGCCTCACTCACATTAAACACCTCGTTAAATATCGGAATAAAGATTTCTATCATACTAATCTCCCTGTCTTGATAATGTAAACCAAGTTCGATTTCTCCCTGCTTCTATTGCTTTATAAAATATTCTTGAACCATCACTTCCAATGGCTAATTGTACACCAATCCCTCTTCTGTAACTGTATAAGATCATTGCATTTAATCCACTTGGTATTGTAAAAGTATCAGTTGTTGTGCTTGTTGTATTATATTCAACTATATATCTCCCTTTTGGTAGCCATACAGTAAAACGTTGTTCAAAGTTGTCATAACCATGTTCATAATGTATTTGCTCAAATAATATAGGATTGGCTTGTACAAAATACTTGGTATTATCAATAATTACGAACATATTATTATCAAATGGCTTTTCTGTAGATAACCTAGCATAATAAGACTTATCACTCATTGCAACTTTTAAATATTTACTATTCCCTATATCTCGAATTTCATCAGTCATATTAAATGAACCTGTACTAGCACCACTTATTGTAATATTAGCCATTTACACCCACCTCAATCGTACCTTTGTTACTCCATAATTGAACACGGCTATTCAACGATGTTTGTACTCTTCCCCAAGAACCCCATTTATCAGCCATAAAAGTACGATGATAGGTTTCACCATTTAATGTATGTAGTGTATGGTCGATTAGCTTACCATCTCCAAAGTTAAATACAATCAACATACCTTGCTTATGACTTCGTGGCGGATTGTTAGCACCACCATCGAAATTAATTTCGTAGCACCCTTGCGTTGTGAGTGTATTCCAATCTGTTGCGGTATCTAATTTAGAATAATGAAAACCAAATGAACCTGCATCATCTTTTTTAACAAATACTTCATCGGCTTTAGCCTTGCTATAAATAGCCTTGTCATAATGTTTAGTAGTTAATACTGTGCTACTATCCGTGCCATCATAGTGTTTTAATGTAGTACCAGTTAAGTATACAGGAACACTAGGGTCTCCCAATTCCACCGCATCAGATGTTGATACTTTGCCAATACGCACACCATGTCCATCGGTTTTCTTCCCCTCTAACAATGTATTGTTGTTAAGCACGATAGAACCGCTTACATTACCGCCTGTGAGTTTCAAATAATCTAGGCTTGCTAGTCTAGCTGTATTGATTGAGTTCTGATAATCTCGGTTTGGGTTGCCTACATAAATATCTACTTGATGCCGTTTACTAGGCTTTTCTGTTAACACCGCAAAATAGAATTTACCATTACAATATGCAATATCTTCAATTTCAGTACTTCTATTAATCTCAATGATTTGTTTAACTGTGCCAAATGGTGTACATTCTACCAAACTACCGAGCGTTGCGCTCATGATGCACCCATTAAGCATTAATGCACCATTGTTATTGAAATCATCATATTGGTAGTCGATTTGATACGTTTTCATCTTTTGGAAATCATCATTGTACAAGTTGACTTCACGTAAGCGTTGTTGACCGCTAATTGGTACGATGCTCACATAAGTTCGTGTGATAGGGTCATATCCGATATTGAACACACGCTCATTCAATGTAATAGTCTTTTCAAATGCCATTGTGTCAGCATTAAATACAGATAAGTTATTACCATTCTTCAAACCATTAGCAAGATAAATTTTATTTGTGAATTTGTTGTAGCACATAGTGTTACAATGGCCCATTTTGTCAGGGTCACTAAACTTATACGTACCTACGATTTCAAAGGTATCTGGATTGAGTTCATACAAGTTTTGTTTTGTACCATCGCTATTAATACAAGCTAACACAAACACATTCTTTTTATCGTTGTAGGTAAAGCCTTGACATTGATTGACCTCATCACCATATTGGATGTTTTTAACAAATGCGATGTTGGATGCACCTTTTAACATCGGTGTTTCAGTAGGATGATATTGCTATATGTACCCATATCCATAACACTATCAACAGTATCAAACGAAACATGTTCATTCACTTTGTAAATGCCATTAGGAATTAACAGTATCTTATTTTTAAGATTGTCATTAGCACGTTTGAATGCTGCGGTATCATCAGCTACACCATCACCGACTGCCCCAAAGTCTTTAACAGATACGATGCCATATAGGCTATCTTTAGGAATAAACTTTGTATCGGCTTCGGTTTTTGTAATCAAACCACCGCCATTAGGCAAGGCGATTTGTTCCGCTTTATTGGCTGCGACTTCTGCACGTTTAGCCGCATCTGTTGCTTTAATTGCGTTACTTGCGATTGATGTTTGTTTATTGTCAATGTCAGTTTTTAATGTGCGTGCTTGGCTCACCAACTCATTAATATCACGCTTATCAACTGTGGTTTGTCCTGCATACGCTTTTGCATCTGCCACTAGCTTTTCTGCTTTCGTTACATTAGCACTAGAAGTATCAAGTGCGGTATTGCTAGTCGCTAGTTTATCATCAACTGTACGGCTTAATTCTGTGATTTCACCGCCTAATGTCTTTATCGTTTCTGCATTAGCATTGATAGCATCACTTTCGGCTTTGATTTTTGTATACGCATCTATAGCATCATTTGCTGCCTTTGTCGATGTATCTACAATCTTACGTGCAACTGTTGCTGCATCTTCATCACTACCAACACGGATTAATAAAGCCCTATTCATTTTCTCTTGCATTTCTTGCATGATAAGGGTTAGTTTGTCAGCCATTCGTTCAATGTTTTGGTATGGGTATTCATCAGGTAAATCTGTACCTTGATTGATTGGTGTTCTACGTTCAAGAATAATCTTGTGCGTATTGTCTAATGGATCACCATCAGCAGGATATGTTAAAGTTTTGTTTTCTTTGTCGTAATCAATATTGCCTGTTTGTACGCTTTCTGTGCCGTCTGCATCCACCATGATTAAAGCTATATCTTCAATCATGTAAAAGTCATACGGCCATATCCATTTTTTATTAACTCCATCACATTGATAAACTACACTAGGTTTATTGACCTCTGGTATCATATTTGTTCCCCTTTCTAATTAAACAGGACTACCCATAATTGAGTAGTCCTTATTTATTAATGCTTGTCTTTCTTTTTAGATTTTTTATCTTTCAATCGTCTATCAAACATGATAGCCATAATGACATCTTCTAGTTTTGCATCCGTATCGGTTAGTGCAAATTTAGCTAATGTCCATAGTCCATCTGTTACAGTATCACTAAAACCTGTGATGCGGTTAGATACTTGTGATAGGCTTCTACCTACATCCATAGCGCCTTTATTAGGCGATACAATTGCATTGCCTACATCATATAGTTTTTCAACGATTGATGCGGCCATTACTGTATTCCCTTTATTGAATACCTTTTCACCTAGAATATACTTCATAGCCATGTTGGAAATATCACGCACAATAGGTACACCCATAGTAGCTTGTGATACCAATTCTTCCCCAAAGGATTTTGCCAAATCTTCAGGGCTATCATCGTCTCCATTTGTCATAGCCTTGTACACCATCATGCCTAGTGCTTGTGCGGTCAAAGTCCACCATAGCATACGCACGAATCGTCCGTAATTGCCCTGGTCTTTCCGTGCATAGTTACCCTCAGCAATGATATTGTACAAAGTGTTAGCGTAGGAATAGAATGGTACAAATAGTTGAGTGAGTACATTTCTTGAACGTTGGATGCCTGCACTATCTTTTGTATCACCGCTACCGAATATATCTCTTACGGCTCTATCGCCAGCACTAATAGCTTCCTGTTCTACAAATTCTGCCGTTACTCCCTCAACACTTTGCAACTCTAGTACTTTCTTATCGTATGCAAATTTCCATACAGGAATAGATAACGCAAAATCAGTTTCTGTTAACAGTCTAAATCCCATTTGGTTAATATCATCACGGATATTAGCTAGTTGTTCGGCTTTATAACCACCTATGTTAGTATCACCAATACGTAATCCTTTACCCTCAATGGATAGCCCTTGTTTCAAATCCTTATCTAAGGTTTGAACACGTTCCCTCATGAATATAGATTGAGTTAACACAAAATCACGTGTTGCGTTGTACTTGGCTGTACCTACACCATAGAACCCAATACCTGCATCACTAATTGCTTTGAGTGTATTTCCTACGCCAATACGATACATGGCAACAGGAATATTCAACGCATTTTGTAATGCTACGGATACACGGCCAGCCATAACTGCGGTAGAGGTATTTTTCTTTAATGTCATTACCAATCTACCCCATGCATCGAGTTTCGCTGCTTCATCTTTCCAGTTATCACGAACCCAAGTTCGCAAGAATTGATAGGTTTCCATTCCGAATTTATCAACGATGTACTCTTGGAAACGGCTATTACCAACTAGCTTATTTACATCCGTTACTGCTTTACGCATAGTAACGTGGTTAATAGCCTCTGTAATCGCATTAGGGATGACATCAAAATCAAGCATCAAGGATTTACCCTTTACTACATCCAAACGTGGTTTAGTGGCGCCCATGCCTGTACCAAAGATTGCATTACTAGCAATCATCGTTTTAGCTATATCCTCTGTTTGGAAATCAGATACTTTAGCACTTACTTTAGGATTGTACACAATAGGGAAATATTGGCCTTGTATTTCTCTACCACCAATTGTAAATGTAATCCCTTTTTCTTTCTTCAAAGGATTACCATACAGTTCCTCTTGAACCTTACTTCGCTCTTCATAGAATGAATTGATATGTTCCCATGTGCGGATAACAAATTCCCAATCCTTATCCGTCATGTATTCTTGGAACGCTCGTTCCATTTCTACTTCATTACTTTGGATAGTTTCCAATGCACGTTGTCTATTCTTTTCTGTTCCCCAGTTTAATGCAAGCATGATGATTTGTTCTTTGGTAACGTTGCGTAATTCGCCTACGCTATAAAGATGATCATTGCGAACATCAAATAATTGTTTCTTGGAATATACCGCTTTTACATCTCTGGCCAATCTATACATTGATTTTTCTTTGTACTCGTTAAATTTCTGAGTAGCTTTATTAATTGGCTCGTAAATATATCTAACTGCAGGGCCATTCTTTCCGCCATCCAACCTACGTAAGAATGTTTCGACTTTCAATAATGATAAGTTAAAGTTATTCAATGTGTTAGACAATGCATCTGCACGGCTGCGGTTATTTAACTCATTGAATACATTTCCATTATCTCTACCAAATGTTTCGGATGCCTTATCAATGATTTGGAATATAGCTTCGTCAAATGAAACGTTATTACCTTTTTCATCAATTAGCGTACTTCCCTCATATTGAGTTCTGCCGTTTTTGTACATCCCTGTCATGAGTTCCTCTAACTGTTCAAGTTCGCTCATTTTGAGTGTACTAAACATTCTAGGTGATTGAGCCTTAAACATTGCTTTTACCCAATCTTCAAGTTCTACAGACGCTTCATTATCACCCATAATATCAGCATCTGCATCTAATGCTTTAATAACTGACATAAGGTCAAAGCCATCAACAGGTTTCAATCCATCATACTTAGTCAATCCCATTTGGTATGCCATATGTGTGTAGAAATATCGCATATTAGGCTCAATCATGATAGGGTTTTGACTGCGTGTTATTCTGTTCAATTGGTCTAACAATTTAACACGCAATTTCTTAATAGTTTTTGAATTTTCAAACGCTACTCTTGCCCTTGCTTGGTTTAGCATTTGTGATTGTTTAGAACGTAGCGCTTCATCTACTTTACCAGTTGCCAATGCACTATCTGCTTTCTTGCCATCTCGTACTGCTTGATTTTGGTATTTCTTGTACTGGCTAGCTTGAGATAATGTCAAATCGCCTAATTCTTTTTTAGCACGTTCCATGTATTTAGGAATTGTACCAAATCCACCATCACGGATTGCACGAACAGCATCAATACGTTCTTGCAACTGTGCTTTTAGGTTATCAATGCGTTCTTGTGCAGTATCAAGTTCTTTGGATACACTGCCTAATTCTTGTGCTACCCTTGCATTGTCTTTCTTGATGTGTTCGGCTTTCGTCAATTCTTTTTCAATTGGTTTTAGTTCCTCATCAAGATTTTCACTACTAGGGTCTAGCTTTTGTAATTTGCTTAGTAATTCCCAGTTCTTAGCAAGGTCTTTATTGGTATGTGCCTTAATCAAGCGTGCTTCTTCTTGTGTAAGTTCCATTTGTCCTTGATTGGATAGTAGCATTTCTTCGGCTATTTCTTGGTTAGATTTGCCTGCATTCGGATCATTAATAAACTCATTTCTAGCGTTTTCCATTTCCTGTGCTACTGCTTCATCGTAAGTACTGCCAGCTTCCTCACGTTCCGCTTTTTCTAACCCCTCAATAGTTCGATATTGAGTATTTTCCAACGCACCATCACCCAATGCCATGTATCGTTGATGTTCTTTATAGATAGGATATTCTTCGATTAAACGCTTTTCGATTGCAACTTGTACATCGTCTTTCACTTCTTCCCATTCTTTAATAGGTCGATTGTCTAACTCTTTCATGTACTTACGCATTACACGTTCTTTAGCTTTTTCTTTAATGTCAGCAATGTACCCTTGCACTCGCGCTTGTTCGGTTTCGCTCAATTGTTGATACAATTTTGTATTTTCAAATTGCTCTAGTGCTTGCTCATGTGCGTAGTTTTCAATATCGTCTTGTGTCGCTATCATACGTGCCATTATATCTTTAATATCAGTTGGTACTTCACCACCTAATCGTTGAACGCTACGATAAATGTATGTTAACCATTTGGAGAATTGACGGAATACTCTTTGCAATGCACTTGTTGGTGCTTCACCACTTCGCAAGTAGCTTTCCCAACCTCGTGCGAATTTCTCGTGTGCTTTGGTATTGTCTACATTATCGCCATCAACCCAACCGCTCCACTCTTTGAGTGCGTTCCAATCATCAACTAATTGTTTAGGCGCATTATCCATAGATGCTAGTTTTTGAATATCATCAAAGAATACATGGCCCATTTCGTGTAAGAATGTACTTCTATCTGCGGTTTTGAAAATGCTGATAATGCGTTCACCATCTTTCATGATTTCTGTCATGCCATTTATAGATTGGTTGTACTTTTCAATAACTTTGATTGCTTGATCATCGAACACTACAAAATTATGACTAAGACCATGTTTGTATTTAATCCCTTTTATACCTAACTCGTTTAATTTAAGAGATGCGTTTTTGTTGCCACCTAAACGTTCTGACAAATCATTATAAAATTCCTTACCAGTTTTATTAATATCAGTCGAATCTAATTGTTTTATTTTGTTTAAAACATATTCCGACTGTTCGTTAATTGGTTTTGAGTAATCTAACATTGTATCTGTATCTGGAATTTCAACATTATATAGTGTTGGTTTGTAAACAGAAGTTACTTCAAAACTATCAATATTATCAATTAGATATGAAATTTTCGAAACGATATC